GGTTGAGGTGTTTGAGCCAAAGCAGTAGCCAAAAGAGGTCTAGGATGAGGTCATATGCGGATGTAGCGCAATTGGTAGCGCACCACCTTGCCAAGGTGGATGTTGCGAGTTCGAGTCTCGTCATCCGCTCCATTATATATAATAAGGCTATGGATCAGCAGTCACACCTATTTGATGAAATAAAGGCCAGTACACGCCTGCAGATGGCCAAAGAGATAATTGAAGGAATTCAGGCGCTTAACATTGGTACGTACCTAGAGGCTCAGACTATAAACAGAGCAATTGAGGTAGTTAAGGGTACAACAGGAATTTCCCAATAATTTTTTCTCAGTATTAACCAAAGCAGTAGCCAAGAGGGTATAGGGTTTATCCCATGAGTACTAATGACTGCGCCACTAAGTGCGAATTTGATCTTGATATGGATGGTCAAGTAACTTGTGTTATGTGTGGTGCAAGAAACCCAACTTGGGGCAATTTACCACCAACTGAGTTTGAGGAGTAGTCATGTATCTATTTGGTCTAGAGTTGCGAAGAGATCGTCGTACTAAGGATGTAGTCATGGTCACCTGTTCCAGGTGCTCTAAGGACTATATGGTCTCCGCAGACAATATGCGAGTTCCTAATTACTGTTCGAGTTGTAAATAACTGATCGGAGAATCAAATGATCTTAATAACTGACTTCTTAGCCTTGACCTGCGTGAGCGTTGTGGCCCTGTATATGTTGTGGTTCTCCCGTAAGAATAGTTCACCTGTATATAAGGTGATGAAAATTATGTCGGTGATTATCGCACTCCTCTGGATTACCGCCGCAATTCTTTATTCTCAGCAATAACTAGATGCCCTACAAGGACAGGAAGTCCGATAAGGCTAAGGCGACGAGTAAAAAGGCAGGTAAGAAGTACTACCTTAAAAATAGAGGCGCCCAGTTAATCCGTAATAAGACCAAGAAGGATCAGATACGTGATTACATCCGTAAGTATAAAGAACATAGAGGCTGTATGGATTGCGGCGTTAAATATCCTTATTATGTCTTAGATCTAGATCATCGAGATCCAAGTGATAAGAAGTTTACTCCAGCAGCACTACACAAGACAGGCAGTTGGGAGAAGATGATTAAAGAGATCCGCAAGTGCGATGTCGTATGTTCTAACTGTCATAGGCAGAGAACGCATCTGCGTGGCCACTATACCCACAAGAATGATTAATACTGAGAAATAAGGCTCATAATACTTTTGAAACTCGAAGAGTTAGTCAGTGGCTTATGGTAGGGTGGGAATATGGGCAAAAAAGTTAAAATTATAAAATTTGAAAAGTTTCTACCTGAGTTTCTTGATTTACAATCAAGTAAACCTAATATCCCAAAATGGTATAAAGATCTACCAGAATATAATGGACCAGATATCTGGATAGATAAAAGCATAAAATTTTGTATGCCGTTTTTAGACTCTCTAACAAGTGGGTATATGATTCCCTTACAAGTTGATGTGCATGTAAAACAAATTGATGGAAATCCCCTTTTTACTTGGGGTAATGGAAACCTTGAGATAGTACATATAAGATCAGAAAAAGATGCCTTTATTCCAGTTCCCCCTGGATACTCCTTACTAAAACCTGCTTGGAAATTACCGTTGGCTTTAGAATTACCAAAAGGATATAGCATGTTAGTAACACACCCTTTAAATCGTTTTGATCTTCCATTTATTACCGTGAGTGCAATTATTGATGACTTTAAACAACCTAATGGAAGTATGCCTTTTATGATTAAAAAAGGTTTTGAAGGATTAATTGAGGCAGGAACACCTATCGCTCAAATAATTCCTTTTAAAAGAGAAAATTGGAAAAAAGAAAATTCTCCAGGATTAAAGGAAGCGTCACTAGTAAATGGATTTAGAAGTATAGGTTCTCTACGAGGTTGGTATAAGCATACCTTTTGGAAACGAAAGACTTACGAATAATCGCCCTCTTTTAAATTTTTTGCAGTAGCCCCCCCTAGACAGTAGCCATAATGTCACAATACATTCATGGCCAGATATGCAGAATTCCAAGACTCAGCAGGAAGACACTACGTTGAGCACGATATGCCTGAAGAGACGGCATACAAGCATCCAATTCGTTCCTACGGTGATGCACGTCGTCTTTCTGTATATGATCCAAAAGATTCAACGCCAAGAACAGTTGATCCAAAAGGTGGCGGAGTTAGAGAGAATCCAAAGGGTGAACCAGGATTAGTTGGTTACTCAGATTTCTATCGTGAGCCTGTTCGTGATTCTGGTATTACATTTGTAACTAAAGATCAAAAAGGCAATGAGGTACGTGAGAAATCAAAGCCAATTGCAGATACTAATATCGGCTACATGCGTGTACATGAGCAGTATAAAGGCGGAGGAATTGGCCGCCAGATGTTTGATTACATGCACAAGACAACTCCAGAAGGATCAATCCTAAATGTAGGCAAGGCAGCATCTAATGAGACTCTACATATGTCTGAGAAGTTAAAGAAAGAGAAGCCAGATTCAATCAAGTATAAGTTGTTCTAATGGCCGCTGAAGATAATCTTTCTATAGCGTTATTTCATGGAACTATGCAAAAGTTTAAAAAGGGAGATATCATTCGTCCTGCTGCTCAACTAAACCAAGAAAGTAATTGGGGTTATGCACCTCATAGTTCTGCTTTTGCAACTGAGCATTTAGGGACTGCAAAGTTCTTTGCAAACAGTAGTTACATAAAAGAGTCATCTCCTAGTTTTGAAGAATCACAAAATATGAGTGTTAAAGAGTTTATTAGTAAATTACCTAAATCTAAACCAAGAATAGACCGAGTCTATGAGGTAGAGCCACTAGGTCCTACAAAATTAAAGAATCTATCTAAAAGTAGAGCAAAGAATGCTGAAGCAATTGTAGAACATTCAAGCACCGAAGGTTTTAAAGTTAAAAAGCAAGTGTGGAGAAAACCACGCACAGATAATGATGTACCACGACCAAAGGGGTTAAATTGAGTAACCTCTCCCAACAGCAATTCGGCCCCATGTACCATGGCACTCGTGCAGATGTAAGTGGTGGCTTTATATTTCCTGCTGTCACTGAAGGTGAAGGCCGTATGGCTCGTGCATGGGCTACAAGTGATCCAGGACAAGCAAGATTTTTTGGCGAGACTAAGATGCCAAAAGGCGCTGAGAAGAATCCAGTGAAAGTTTACAAGGTAGAACCAGTTAGCAAGGAAGTTAAAGAAGAATCTGGGAACATAGAGGGTGAACGCTTCTATTCCTCCCCTCACGGGTTTATGATTACTGGAGAACACAAATGAGCGCCAAATACTCACGTAGCGAACCATTTAACAAGATGCAGATTAAAGATGGCTGGATAGTCATCATGCGAAAAGATGGCACAGTTAAATCACGCCTTGAGCCATACCGACCAAAGGTTAAAAAATAATGTATGAGTATCGTGTAAAGAAGGTTAACAAGATAGTTGATGGCGATACTATTGATGTTGATATTGATCTAGGCTTTGCCGTCTCATTTACACAGCGGGTTCGTCTTGCAGGTATTGACACACCTGAGAGCCGAACAACTGATCTGAAAGAAAAAGCCCTCGGCTTGGAAGTAAAAGAGAAAATTAAAAAAGAAATAGCGGCGGCGAAAGATATCGTCATTAAGACAGAGAAGCCAGACTCATCAGAGAAGTACGGAAGAATCCTAGGTTGGCTATTCTTAGACGGTGCAGATGTGTCGCTTAATCAGAAACTAATCAATGAAGGTTATGCTTGGACATATGGTGGCGGCACGAAGATTAAAGATTTTGATGAATTAATAGCAAAGAGACAGGTGAACCCATGACGACTATGTGTGAGCATGTCTACAAGAGTATGGGCGTAACGCTGTGCCCTAAGTGCGGCCTCGACACTAACGACACTAATTGGGATAAACAAAACAACTTAATGAAGCAATGGCATATAGATAATCCTAATGCTAAGTATGCGGGATGGATGTCAATATGAGTTCAAAGAAGTGGATTCCACATCCAACAGATAAGTGGCAAGTTGACTGGCACTCCCTTAAGTATCATAAGCATGCCATGACTTTTGAAGAGTCTAATGCATTTATGTCTACACCTAATGAAGATGGCTCACATAAGAGTCGTCTTGATTTTCACAAACACCTACATGATCAAGAAAAATTTGGCCTCGGCGAGCCTCATGATCACTTTACTCCCAAGGATAAGAAATGAAGAAGAAGGGTTTTTCAAAGAGTGGTTATTCTAGATCTTCTTACGGAAAAAAATCCGTTCAGGAAAGGTTTAAGGTTAAAGATGTGAATGAAGAGGGTGGTCCTGACTTTATTTCTGCATGGGTTAATAACAACTTAAATAAGACACAGATGTCTAATGCTGAGGGAATTAAAGATTTGATGCAAGGACCAAAATTAGGTTACAACGTGAAGAAGCGCAAAACATCTGAACCAAAGGAAGAAGATGAGTAATCTATCTCCTAAACAATTTCATGTATTTCGTGGGTTACAAACTAATGCCTCTGGAATACAAAAAAATATACTGGGAGTTCATTGGACTGATAACCCAGATGTAGCAGAAGATTTTGGAAGTGGCAAGGGTCTAGGCGGCTATGCAAGTCATCGTGCATCTTATAAAGGTCCCTACTCGGTTATACACGCAACAACAACCAAAAATGCCGTAGAAAGAAACCCAAAGAAATTACAGACCTATGACATTGCTATGGATGCCGAAGAAGATGAGGTACCTTTAAAAGAAAACGTTAAAGTTAAAGTTCACTCAATAACAACCGTGCATCCTAATAAACGTGAAAGAATGCGCCGATATAAAACTCCACGAGAGATGACTACATGAGTAACTTATCTCCTAAACAGTTTCATACTCTTTATCGTGGTTTAAGTTTTACTACAGATGTAAAAAAACCCCTCGGCATGCACTGGACAGATGATCCAGAGAGAGCCGTTGGCTTTGCAAGAAATCCTATTCGGCGAGGACCTGGCGTTGTAATTGAAGGACAAGTGGCTAAGAGGAGTCGTGAGACTCGCTCTGATGTATTACAGAAAAATCAAGTATATGACGAGTATTGGGAGAATGAAGTTCCTGTTAAGAAGGGCAGCACCGTCCACGTAACTGCTGTTACTAAGTTAAGTGATAACCGAGATCGCACACGCACATACAATCCACCAAGGAAGTGGAAAGCATAATGGCTGCTGAAGATAACTTATCTAAACAACAATGGAATCAGTCAGAATTAACTTTTCAAGTACACCGTGGTGTAACTCGTAAGTTTAAAAAAGATGCGCCACTTGGAATGCACTGGTCAGCAGATCCTCAAGTAGCAAGAAGATTTGCTGGATCCTTTGGCACCGTCATGCATGCCGAAGTTCCTATCAGTGCTGTAGAGATGAACACTCAAAAACTAAGTCGTGCTCAAGTTGATTTAAGAGATAAAGCAATGAAACGTCCAGAAAAAGAAGTTCCAGTTAAACCTGGCGCAAAAGTAAAAGTTACAGGTATCTCTGGACCTGAAGCAGATCCTGTTACAGGTAATTGGAATGGATTAAGAAGAAATGATTCTCCAACCTTCTCTTCTTGGGTAGCAGGTAAAGACAGCAAACGTCCTGCAAGAAAACGCACATATAAAAATCCTAAAGAGATGCAAGCATGAGTAGAAGTCAAGAATTTTCTCACGGAGTCTGGAAACAAGAGCCGTTAATTCATACACCCAGAGAATTAACTCATCTTGCAAAAAGCCTTACATCTGATAGCCATCCTGATTTAGGAACTGGAAGTCCGTTTAACACTAATGAGTTAGGGTATCTTGCTGGAGATAAATGGTCTGCAGAAGGAGAGTGTGACAAGGCTTGTCGTATGGTGCATGACTATCTTCCTCACGGTTCTCATGTAAAAGAGTATCGAGATTCAAATGCTAATAATTATCAATTTGGAAATCACTATGTGCACCATGTTCCTACTACTGAAGGTATGCACGTAGTTGATTACACGCATCGTCAATTTAATGCACGGGCTAAATTTCCAGTAATTGAACCTCAAGAAAAATTTGAAGCACGTAAATCAATGCAACGATTCTCTAAAAATCGAGATGTGGATTACCGAGTTTTATGAATAATTTAAATCAAAAACAATTCCATGTTCCTGTTCCTGATAATGTTCAAGTAAGAAAAGCAGGTGGCAAGGGTCATCTTGAAGGAGATCCGTCAGAGAGTGCTACTGGCATGGTTAGGACTGAGCGCTTAATTCCTTTAATGGAACACAGACGTCTTGGTTCTGATGCTCAGCCTTCTAGTTCTAAAGTTATTGCTGGAATTAGAGGAGACATTAAAAGTGGCAAAGGTATTAACAATCCAATTATGGTTGCATATGATCATTCTAATAAGTGGGGCGTTGTTGGAGAGGGTCACCATAGATTAGAGGCTGCAATGGCAGAGGGCGTCTCCCATGTGCCAGTAACAGTTTATCGTCAGCCAGGATTAGGTGAACGAAAAGAAAACTTCTTAGGTAATCACTTAGCAATGACTACTAACTTTACTGATAAAGGAAGTTACGAAGATCGTATGGGCAAAGAGTATGTTCCTACTAATATTCACCCTGGACACTTTAAGCAGTTTCAATGAACAATTACGATCATCAAATAGTTTCTAATGTTAGAGAGCATCTAACTGATGACTTACGTAGTGCAAAGTTTCGTGGACACGAGTGCAAGACCGCTGGACATTGCTACGTCGCCAGTGAGGCGGTCTATCACGCACTTGGTGGTAAGGCTGCTGGATATACTCCAATGCAGATTAAGCATGAAGGAAATAGTCACTGGTTCTTAAAGCATTCATCAGGAAAGATACTTGATGCAACCTCAGATCAATTCGCAACTGCAGTTCCTTATGAGAAAGCCAAGGGAAGAGGCTTCCTCACTAAGGAGCCATCTAGACGTGCAAAGACATTAATGAGTCGTCTGGAATCGAATCCTTAAACTGATCTACTGGAACTCTCCAACAAGTTCCTGATTTTTCTTGCGACCACCACTCATCTTTCTGACACTCTGATACTGGTAGCCAGCCATATATCTCTACTGAAGAAAAGTACTCTAGGTCGTAAATTCTAGTACCAACAATTATGGCGTTCTTATTTACATCTTTACTCCATACAGGGATAGCATCCTTTGTTCTAACACAACGAACCTCAATATTTTGTCCAACATCTGGGTGATCTATACGGTTCTTATGCTCTTCATTTGTATACCAAGGAACTGTCCACGGCATTTTATAAAGTTTGGCAACCGCATACTCTGCAACATTTGATCTGATGTTTGCGTTTAACTCATACTCTAGCCAACCTTGGCGTTTGCCTTCAGCATAGTTAGGGCGATCTTCGCTGCCCCACTTCATTAACCAGCGTTCCATGCCCAACTGGGCACAGACTCGAATTTCATCTTTTGTTAATTTAACAATCTTTGTCATTTGTTATCCCCTTTTATTATTTATATGACTTTTTAGACCAATGATTTCTTACATAATTGTTAATAAGATTTTTATTAAAATTTTTATCTTCAAGTTTTTCATATTCACCATTTTTTAAATAATTAAACTCTGTTTTCCAATTATCTCGTTTAAATGGAGTTAATTGAATTAAAGGAGTTCCTGCTTCAATAACTCCTTCAAATCCTTCCTTTATCCACATTGGAGGAATTATTTCTAACTGACTTTTATCACTATCAATAATTGCTGGTATTGCATAAAGTGGCAAATCTTTATAACCAAAAGGTGAAGTTACTAGTACAGAATAACCATTTGGTGTATGAGGAATCCATGTATTTATATATTTAAACACAATGTTTGAATATCCTAATGGAGCAGGTATTTGTCTTGAACTGAATCCATGTTGAGTAAATATACCTAAAGGATACTGTACTCTCCAAGTTATTCTAGGAAAATAATTAGAATTTTCATCTTTAATTTGTCTTACTTGGACATCAGCCCATAGAGTAATAATATAACCAGAGACTAAAGCATCTAACATTGGAGTACATTTTTTAAAGGTTGCGTTAGCCTCTTTATTTTCAACTATTAAAGACTTACCTTCTGGATTATAAGGAGTTACGTCATATGGGGTCATAGATTTCCACCATTGTGGAACCAAGGTGGATGCAGGGACTGGTTTATTTTGAACAGCCCATCCATATTCATCTCTAGCAGTAAAAGTTATAGTATTAGTCATGTTAGAAATCTAGCATACCTGTCTTATTCTAGGAAATATAGGGTATTCTATGAGTTTACGAAAGGAGCCAGATGGCAGACAAAGGCACAGCAGCAGCAATTATTGAGGTTGCAGAAAAAGAAGTTGGCACTATTGAAGGTCCAAAAGATAATGAGACTAAGTATGGCAAATTTACTAAGGCAGACTTTTTACCTTGGTGTGGCTCATTTGTTATGTGGTGTGCAAATCAGGCAGGTGTAAAGGTTCCTAATACCGTTTCAACTGTGGCTGGCGCAACTGCGTTTAGAAAGATGGGCACCTGGGTAGATGCAAAGGATGCCTCTCCAAAACCAGGAGACATAGCCTATTTTGATTTTCCAGGAGATGGTGTAGATAGAATTTCTCACGTAGGTATTGTTGTATCTAACAATGGAGATGGAACAGTTACCTGTATTGAAGGTAATACCGCAGGAAATGCAAAAGGTGATCAACGTAATGGTGGAGAAGTTTGTAAAAAGGTTCGTGGGTATATACCTAATAAGAAGAAGGTCATGGTATCTGTTGTTGGGTTTGGTCGGCCAAACTATGTTGGCAACGAAGTTGAAGCAAGTGTCCCTGTCATAGAGGCACCACCTTTCCCAGGAACTGTTAAACCTGGAAGTAAAGGCAACAGCGTTAAGGTTGTTCAACGTGCTCTTGGATTAGTGGCTGATGGAGACTATGGTCCAGCCACAAAGAAGGCTGTAATCGCATTTCAAGATAACCATAAGATTTTGGACTCTAACGGCATTGTTGGTCCTAAGACTTGGGCAGAATTGGTCAAATTCCTATAAATCGGACAAATTACCCCTATAGCCCTCTAAGAACCTTCTGGTATTCTTGGGGGGCTTTCTACTGAAGGGGGTGCCCAATGACAACCATCATCGGAGTACAGTACGAAGACCGATGCATCTTGTTAGCAGACAATCAAGTAACAGATGAAAGTGGTCGTATCTATCGACATCCACAAATGGCAAAAATTAACGAACGTGGTGATTTTATAATTGCTGGTTCTGGAGAAGTATCTCCCTGTGATATTGCTCAACACATTTGGAATCCGCCAAAATTAACCGCCAAAGATGCAAAAGATATCTATCACTTCATGATTGCAAAGGCAATGCCTTCCTTTAGGAAATGTCTAACTGAAAATGGATATGATTTTAACGAGGACCATGACAAATCTAAAGAAGGATTAAGGTTTCAATTTTTAATGGCTGTTGGTGGCGAGATCTTTGATATTGACCAAGATCTTTCGGTAATGAGAAGTATGGATGGCAAATATGCTGTTGGTTCTGGGGCTACCTATGCCTTGGGTGCGTTACATGCTGGAGTTAAACCAATGAAGGCTATGGAAATTGCTGCAAAACTTACAGCCTTTACTTCAGGTCCATACATTGAAAAGGAACAACTTAAGTAACTTTTGTAGGATTATTACACTTTATAAAAGTTACTCCTGATATAAACATAGACATGTATTAAAATAACAACGTCTATTGTAGATACTGTTCTTTTACTATTTTTAACACTTTCAACAACATTTCGACTCCTTCAGTGTCTTATTAGATGTAAGAAGATAAGGTATTTAAAGACTCCATCGTGAGCCTATTTTAAGGAGACACAACTAAGTGATATCACTGAAAAAAATCGCACTTGTCTGTGCTGCAGCATTGACAAGCACAGTTCTTTTAGTTCCATCAGCAAATGCAAATGTATTAACTCTAACCGTTAATGGTTCAGCAGCAACTGGAGGCACAGCAGCAACTGCTCCTATAGCACTTCCTGTTCCAGCAGATAACAGCGTTGATTTAGCAGATGCATTAAAGATTGCTGTAACAGGTTTAGATACTGGTACAGTTGTTACTGCTGTTGCTACAAATGCAACATTAGTGCCAGCCGTAGCAACTTCTACTGCTCCAGTTACTGCATCCTCTGGAACTGCAAGTCTTTCTATTAGTACAGGAACTGGCACCACTGCTGATATTTTTGTTTATACAAAAACAACTGCAGTAGGATCTGTTGCTGTAACTATCCGTGGAAATACAACTACATACTACGTGCAAGGAACTGCTGGTGCTCTTAATGCAATTGCACTAACCGCACCTGATTCAGCAGCGGCTGGAAGTACTCAATCATTAAAGGTAACTGGATACGATGTATTTGGAAACTTAAAAGGTGGAGCATCTATCAATGCTGTTGTAAGCAATGGGTCTACAGCCTCTGCAACTACTTTAACAACTGACACTGTTACAGCAACTAACGGAACTAAGACATTTGATGTTGTAATTCCAGCAGCAGGTCAAGTTACTGTAATTGTTTATGCAACTGTTGCTACTGCAATTGCTGGCATGTCAACTCCTGTTGGATCAGTTAGCAAAAACATTGCTATTCGTGATCTTGCAGGTGAGTTAGCAGCAGTCCAAGCAGCACTTGCAGCAGAGAAGGTTGGTCGTGCCGCTGATAAAGCAGCCTATGACTCAGCCACCGCAACTGCTACTAAGCAGATTGCTGATCTAAATGCAGCAATTGCAAGTCTAAAAGCCTTGTATAACAAGTTGGCTAAGAAGTACAAATTAAAGACTATTAAGTAGTATTCCCCTACAACTTAATATGAGCCTCCTGAGCATGAGGACGCAAAAACTGCTCACCTAAACTTATGGTAAGATTTGAGTATGTCTAAGACTCAAGATAAAAAAAAACAAAGAAAAGAAGAACATGCCGAATTCCTGTGGAATCAGGCTCAATTAAAATCAGCCCTGATTAAAAATCAATTAGACATTGCTGTCCAAACCTTTAAAGAACTAAGTGGAGAAATGACTGAAGAACAAGTTAAAGCAACTGAAGAACAGACTCAAATTCAATATAAACGCATTGAAGAGTACCTAATGAGCGAAAAAGAGAAGTATTTAGAAAGACTAGGCATCCAACAGGACTGATAATTGGTCTATGTTAAAAAAAGTATTCTTTACAATGATTCTGACCGCCCTTCTTTCAAGTTGTGGTTATGATGGGCACTTCAGGTATCCTTGTCAAGATCCTGCAAATTGGGAAAATGCAGAATGCAAACCACCAATCTGTACAGCCAACGGGGCATGTCCAGAAGATCTAGTTGGTCAAAAAGAACCAGAAGGAACACAAAATGGCTAAAGAAAGATTAACACCTCAAGATTTAGATGCAAGATTAAAGTTTATTTTAGGTATTACATTAGGTTCTATTTTGTTTATAACCGCTGTTGGAATTATGTATGCCCTTATATTTGTTACACAACCAATTACTGGACAATCTGAAAATGATAAGATGTTCTTTAATGTGTTAGGCAGTGTTGCAACTTTTATTACAGGAACACTTGCTGGTCTTCTTATTGGCAGTAGTAACTCTAATGCAGCGATTACTCCTGTAAACGATATTGTTACTGAAGTTACACCTAGTGTTGCTGAAGTTAAAGCAGTTACAGAAGAAGTTCCTGCAGCAAAGTTAGACGATCCTAACTACAACTAACGATTGTCTGTCTTGTAAAAACCGCCGCCTTTAAAGACGGTTGTAACAGGAGAGTAAACTCGAATTAGAGCGTAGCCACATTGTTCACAGAAGTACTTATCTTCTGGATCATTGATGCCACGCTCTTTTTCATAATCAATATCACAACTAACACATGCGTATGAATAAAGCGGCATTACGAATGGGTAGTCATTACTGAAACCATCTGACCACAGTCAACGCAAGTTTCATAGGTTTTAGCGGTAAATGGGCATGAACTTTTTTCAGTAACAATATGTTTGCACCAAAACGCTTTAATTACTTCTAGTAGTTTCATTTTTACTCCTCCTGGTATGAGTATACATTACTTGGTAAACAGGGCATAATTGGGTTATGTCTACTACCTTAGAAACGCACAGGCCTATTGAAGTAGTTGAGAGGTGCGACAAATGTGGAGCCCAAGCAATGGTTCGTGCCACACTGGCAAGTGGTGAACTTTATTTTTGTGGTCATCACGCAAGAGGAACTGCTAATAAGTTAGTTTCGCAAGCCATAGTTGTGTACGACCCTAGTGGAGTATTTAATTATGGCAGGCAGTGATTACTACCGTACTGGCAAAGGAATATTTGGCGGACCAGGTGGCACATATGGAAGATATGGAGTGAGTCAAATGGCAGGTAATCTATCTTCTCAATTTGATAAAGCAGAAAACACAGAAGAAAAACAACGTCGTAGATTTGGACGTAAACGTGAGTCAGGATATTCGGGCGCAGGATTTTGGTTTGCTAACTACCCGTACATGATTGGTGCAATGAGTTCTGGTACAGATCCTCGTGAAGGAACAATACCTGGCAGAGAACAAGGAATGAATGATTCAGGTGAATCTGCTTCAAACAATAGTGGACTAGGAAGTGGCGGAACTGCCGCAGGATTTGTTGGAGGATTAGATTAATGGCTCAATTAAATCGTAAACCGTTAACTATAAATCCAAATCGTAAAACTAGAAAACAAGAATTTAGTTTTAATACTAATTTAGGTTATAAATCAAAAGCAAATCCAAGTATCGTTACTTGGGCATCACCTGGTAAAGGCGTACAGGGTGAGTCAGTTAACTCACAGAACACTGCAAGCAAGTTCATTATAAATAGAAATTGGAAGCCGCTATAATATAGTTGGGCTTTAACATTCCGAGGGGAATAATTGAAAATACTGCGTCCATTCGCAGCACTATCTGTAGTACGTAATATTGGAAGACTTATTTTATGTGGAGGAGTTGTTACTCTCTTCCTTGTATTTGGCATGTCTCAAGAGGTTTATGCTGAAGACAATCAAGAACAAGTTGTGGTAAGTCCTGCTCAACAAGCCGTTAACTCAGCACTTGCTACAGCAACTACAGAAGTACAGCAGGCTATTGCAGCCACAGATACTGCCACAGCAGTTATAGCCGCAGCCATTGTTGAAAAAACTCAGGTTCAAGCAGCGGTAGATTCCGTAACCGTTCTAGTTGCAGTAGCACAAGACAAAGTAGATGTTGCTCAATCTGCCATAGATATAGTCACTGCAATTGATACATCGACTGTTCAAATAAAACAAGACTCTCTAGTTATTGTTGATGCACAAACAAGTGTTATAAATGCAACAAATGCTATTAATGCCATCGACACCTCTACGGCACAAATACAAATTACTGAATTAATTGTTGCCAAGGCTCAAGCAGACACTGCAACAGCCACTGCTCAAACCGAACTAACCCAAGCAAACATTGCAATTGATAATGCCCAAACAGCAGTAAATAACTTACAAGCCACAATTGGAACTAGTACAAATGTTCTTGCTGGCGTAGATGATGCTGGAGTTAGAATGAATCTACCATTTGATTTATTAATGGGTGGGACTCTTTACAACAATGTTTATGTAGGATCAAATGCAACAGTTACATTTGGTGTAAATCAAGGTAGCACATACCATACGACACCAAATGCTCCGTCAATTTCTATTGCAGGTTGGGATTGGACAACTTGGAGTACAGGAACTGGAATTACATATGCAACAACAGAATCTACCTTAGATATTGCTTGGGACTTAAGGCCGTATCCACAACAGGATGCTTCTACACAGATGGTTCAAGTAAGATTTAATGCTGATGTAAATCCAGTTAACGGTGCATGGAAAGCAGATGTAACTGCAAATGGTCCAATACCAAATCAAGCAAGATTTAATATTAGAGAAACAACTAATGGTGCTATTACTCCTATTATTGATACAAATATGGGCTCAGGATTTGCTGGACAAATAAGTCAGGGACCAGAGTTTACTCCAATTGTTAACAATAATACTTCAGGTATTCAAGCAGCAGTAGATGCAGCAAATGCAACCATTGCACAATTAAACTCAAGCCTTACTCCAGTTGTTGCTCAAAATACAACTAATACAATCAACAAAAACAACATTGGTAGCACAAACTTTTTTACTAATACTTTAACTTTAGCGTCATTAACAAAAACATCTCTTCAAGCAATATTAGATACTAAAGAAGCAGAATTAAACTTTGCAATTAGTTTAATTCCCGAGGTTGTTGTGGTTCCAGAACCTCAACCTTCTCCTCAGCCTCAACCAGAGCCAATCTTTGAAGGAGTCCCTGATTTTCAACCAGAGTTTGTTGAACCGCCTGTTGAAACCGTTCCTGACGTTCCTGTTGAAGAAGAGATACAACCAACCCCAGAACCTGAGACTGTTCCTGAGCCAGAACCAGAAGTCGATCTTGAGCCTGCTCCAGAGCCTGAATTAACTCCTGATGATTCATCTGAAACCTCCTTAGAAGAACAAGAGTCTATAGTAAGTGATTTTATGGATGATGGCGAATTATCAGAGTCTGATGCGCAAGCAGTGTTAGATGCTTTAAATTCAGATGGAGAAATTACTCAAGAAGAAGTAACTAATCTTGCAGAAATATTATCTGAAGATGGAGAGTTTACTGAAGCAGAACGAGAACTAGTTGCAGAAGCCTTAATTGAGTCTGCAGGTGAAGAAGCAGTGACTTCTGAAGCAATTAAAGAAGCAGGACTAACTTATGAAGATTTACCAGCAGAAACTCCTGTTGAGGTTCGCCAAGATGAAAATGGTAATGAAGTTATAATTACTGCAGAAGTAGCAGCGGCACTTACTGTACTAGAAAGTCCTGCTGAATTTATTGGTGCAATATTTGATGATCCAGGACAAGCATTAACAGCCGTACTAAATATCGGTGCTGACATGTCTACTGAAGAGCGAGAAGAGTCAGAGAAAATTATTGTTGCAGCAGTAATTGCGGGACAAGCCGCTATTAATGCAGCAACAATGGCAGCAACAGGTGCTGCAACAACTGCCGCAGTTAGTGCAGCAGGAACTGCAACAGGAGGAACAACACCAACAAGTGGTGGAGGTGCTGGCGGTCCTGCCGCTGGCAATGACAAACCAAAGAGAACGGTTAGGAGACGTAAGCCGTGAAGATATTAAAAGATATGGTTGACCAACTCTGGACATTACTTGGCATGTTTATTGCCTGGGTAGTTTTAGACGGAAGTGCAAAAACCATAGTCGGATATGCAATTGTTGGAACTTTAATTGCATGGGCAGTTACGTATCCACTGCGTAATCGAGAAGATTAAGGGATTATTTGTTCTTGAGGTTGGGCACTTTGTAAGGAGAAGTATGGATAAGAAAGCACTAGAAGCCGCAGCAGGTACGTACCTACGTGCAGCAGCCGCAGCGGTTGCCGCTTTGTATATGAGCGGTATTACAGATCCAAAGACTTTAGCAAATGCTTTTATTGCAGGTCTTCTCGGTCCATTGGCCAAAGCATTAAATCCAAAGGATCCGTCCTACGGATTTGGCGCTAAGAAGTAACTTCAAGAAAGGTAAATAAGTCGGATGACCAACAATATGATAATCACTATCTTTGCAACGGTTGGAATAATAACCGCAGCCCTATTAGGGCTTCGTCAATTAGTTGAACCTTATAAAGAAAAGGCAGATTTATTTATGAGTTGGTTTGAAGATTTTAAACGAGATTGGTCTGGAGAAGAGGAGTCTCCAGGCCGAGATCGTGTTCCAGGAGTTATGGAGAGATTAAATCGCCTAGACGGAGAACTTTCCAGTAATGGCGGAAGTTCAACAAAAGATGTAGTAAATAAAATGTATGACAACCAGGGAGTCCTAATGGAGGCCTTTGTTGAAATGGGAGAGCGTTTAATTAGCATTGAAGAACATCTAGCAGTTAGCAAGTCTAAAGAACCTCTTTAAGAGATGATATACCTATGAGTATGCAGACCCCAAACGATCCAAACCCATTTGCTGTAGCAGGTAGGTTTTTGGCTAGCAAGTACAAAGAAGGGGCACGTTCTCAACGTGACTCTGATCAAATGAACTTAACTCAAACAACTCTAGCAATGCATGCGGCTCAACATGAGGCAACAACTAGAAGCACCGCTCAACAAGCACGTCTTGCTGAAAGGTCTGCAAAAGCAAGTCACGGAAGAACAATGCACTTTGCAGAGAGCGTGCAAGGTTTTGCACAACCAGGAACACAAGTATCTGTAAAGTATGGAGATGCGTCTGCAAGTTATACCTCTAAAATGTCAACTCCTACTGCTGTTTCAAAACCAGGAAGAGTTCCTGTTAAGAAAGTAAGAGGCGGAAAGAAAGTTCCGTAATGGCTGGTGCAATAGATAAAGGCCATCAGTCCTATAATGATTTTAACTCTGGTGCTGAAGCAAAACAGGCGCCGCTATCTGCAATTGATAAAAAGATTTTAAACTTTGCTATGAAAGTTTCAAGGAATCCAGCAATAAAGACTCACGGTCAGATACTACGTAATTTTGGTATGTACCCACCTGAGTTCTGGACTCGTGCTCAAAACCTTTCAGATCACCCAGAGGTTGACCCACAATCTAAGGAACAACTGTCTAGGATATTTTCTGAACCATCACGTCCAGGACCAATGACTGGTGGAGCACCTATAGATGTTTATGGTAAACAGTTTTCTCATGGAGTGGAGTGGTAATGAATTGTGTTAATTGTGACAGACGAGCAATGTTTGAGTATAAAATTTCAAAAGTAGAATCTATTTTGTATTGTGGTAAGTGTTTGCCTTCCTTTTTAAATGAACGTAAAAAAGCAGGGTTGTTAACCATTACCGAAGAGTACAAGGAAGATCAAACATCAGCACTTGCGGCTTTAAAACCTGCAACTACTGAATCCGTTGAAGCACCAAAGAAGAAGGCTGCATCTAAAAAGTCGGAAAAATAAATGAAGTTAATTCGTAAGTTTGCAGTGCAGGGCCATGCCATTCCAAAGTCTTCTCATGCTCCTAGGGGTCCATTTCCTCCAGAAGTTTTAGCGGGACCACAAATGGAGCAGGACCTTGAACATGCTGATTCTTTACATGTGGCATTAGATGATGTCAGGTTTTTTAAATGTAAAGATTGTGAACGTATTCTAGAAGAGTTAGAGTTAGAAGAACATCAATGTGATGAGTGGGATGATTAAACCCTGACATTTTAACTATCTTCTTGGATACTTGCTTTTAAGGTCCCCTAAGCGCATGGGGAAAATAAACCTCTCTAGAGAAAGAAGAAAACATGGCAGTAAATAACAACGGTAATCTTTTAGATACCGCTGGTGAAGTCGCAATTGATTTTGTATGGGGAAATCTTCCTATGCAACCAAACGACGTTCGTCCAAATGCCGTAAGTGCAGTTGGCACACCAGGTCGTCTTGATCCATTATTAGATAATCACATCACCGCTCTATCTGGATGGGGTGGATATCCTTTATTTGCCGCAAACAGTGCAGGAGAAGATGTCGCAGGTCCAACCGATTACGTACTTGTACCAAGCGTAGTTGGTTTAACAACAGCAGAAGCAACTGACGCAATGAAAGATGCAAGTCTTGTTCCAACAACTGCAGCAGCAGCAGCAAATGCTGCAAAGACAGTAACTGCTCTACAACGTGTTGCAGGTACAACCGTTCTTCAAGTTGCTGTAGCAAGTCACGGCTATTCTATTGGTCAAAAAGTAACACTTGCAGGACTTAGTGCTGATTTCAATGGAACCTATTCAGTTACTACTGTTGCAAGTGCAAACCAAATTAACGTAACAACAACTGAAACTACTTCATATAACGCATCTGGTCTTTCTGGAACCGTTGCTGGAGTTGCAGGAACTATAAAGACTCAATCAGTTGCAGCAGGAGCAAACAACATCTCTGTAGGTGCAGCAGTAACAATTACACCATTCGCAGCAGCATCTTAATCGGAGTCTAAATAGACAAATGGCACGTATTGCAGGTGGAGGAGCGGCTCGTCGTAATAAACGGGTTGCTCTTCCTTCTGCTCAAGAATTATTAGGAGCGTTTTACGGTTTAGGCTCTAAACAAACCGCAGGAATTTCTAAAATAACAGGATCAGGCGCCAGTATGTTTGCTGGTCTACCAACAGCAAGTTCTGTTGGTGAATTTAGTGAGTTTATATCTTTAACTAAAGCAAATGACACAATGCGTTATTACACTGGCACAAAAAAAGTTGCAAACTTAGCGGGAGAAGCATTAGCCCCAAATCTTGATAGTGATGTTTATTATGTAGACAAAGATGGAAACTTTGTTGATAGGTCTGTTTATCGCCAGTCTTACGATGTTGATGAGGACACAGGTGAGTTGATTGTCCCTGGTGAAAGAGGACCTCAATTTGGAGAGTCCGACGCCCCTGCTCCCATAACAGTTGTTCCAACTAGTACCTCTGATCCAGCACGGCCACGTACCGTCGCCGCAGGCTATGACAATACCCGTGAGGTTATTACAGTTGTGTTTAGAGATGGAACCTTCTACAATTACTATGAATGTTCGGCAGGAGATTGGCAAAAGTTTAAGTCTGTAGTTTCTAAGGGCCAGTACATCTATACGTTTTTAGATTACAAACCTCGTGGCGCTGCGGATGTTTCTAGTTTATCTGCAAATGCTAGAAAAACTTTCTACAGGTTTACTCGTGCTGCTCAATTAAACTATGGAGGACGTCCGCCTAAGAAAAGGAAATAATGCCCAAGGTACATAAAATTGGATCAAAACATTTCGTACAATTAACAAATTTTCCTTTTAAATGGGGTTTTAAGTTCTTTGTTCGTGGTTGGACTCAAGAGATTGAGTACCCATTTCGCACATCCACTCCCTTTATAGTACGCTTGCCACGATATAAAGCGTTAGTGTTTGGAAAGTGGACTGGTACAAAAGATGAAGAAGAAGCATTAACCATGGCCCTAGGAAAGCGGGAAGTAACCTACGATGATTTTACGGAAGAAGCAGGATGGACACCAGCCCCAGACTCGGATCGAGAAGCGGGTGGCAATAATCCCTACTCCAGATTTGATTTCATGGATGGAGCAGTCGATGTATACGATTGGAAAACACATTACAATCTGGCAAAGACAACAGAGTGAAGCAGATCTTGACGAAATATTAATGGGAGCAGAAGCCTTCCATGCAATTGCTAAAGAGTTAAAGCGTAGATCTAAGTCTGTGCTATGATTAATTGTCTTACTCTCTTACAGGTCAGGCGTTAACCCATCCTTGGTGATGGGTTTCGCTGTTTAATAAGGACATAATGGAATCTAAATACGACAAAGATAAATTTGAAGAGATCAGTCCTGAGTTTTATCAGGCTGAAGAAAAACCTGTAGAAGATCCTGTAGAAGATTTACTTGATGAGTTATCGCAAAAATTTGTAGATACATTAATAGATAAGATGATGGACTTTTTAAAGGTTCTTGTCGGGCATGATTTACATGCTTATCAGAAACCTCTAGCCCGTCGTATTATGGAATCAGTAATTATCAACGACGGTGAAGAAGTAACTGCTCTTGCTTCACGTCAGTCTGGTAAGTCTGAAACCGTTGCTGACACTGTAGCCACACTGATGATTCTCTTACCTCGTCTTGCTAAGTTATATCCTGATTTACTAGGTAAGTTTAAAGATGGAGTTTGGGTTGGGTTATTTGCACCAACTGAATCTCAGGCCGAAACATTGTTTGGTCGTGCTGTAACTCGGTTAACCTCTGAAAGAGCCGTAGATATTATGGGCGATGTTGAGATTGATGATTCTGCAATTCGTGTTGGCGGTGTAACCAGACAACTAAAATTAAAGAAATCAGGTTCAACAATAACCATGATGACTGCAAACCCACGAGCAAAAATTGAGTCTAAGTCTTTTCATTTGATTGTCGTAGATGAGTGTCAAGAAGCAGATGACTTTGTAGTTTCTAAGTCCATCTCTCCCATGCTTGCATATTATGCGGGAACGATGGTTAAGACAGGAACTCCTACTACAAGTAAAAATAACTTTTATAGATCTATTCAATTAAATCGCAGACGTCAAACTACCAAAGGTAACAGACAAAATCATTTTCAATGGGATTGGAAAGATGTAGCAAAATTTAATCCAAACTATGAAAAGTTTATTCGTAAAGAGATGTTGCGTATTGGAGAAGAGTCTGATGAGTTTCAAATGTCTTACAACTGTAAGTGGCTCTTAGAAAGAGGAATGTTTATTACCTCTTCAATTATGGATGACTTAGGCGATACATCTCAAGAACTTGTTAAGGTATGGCACAAGACCCCAGTTGTTGTTGGTATTGATCCTGCTCGTAAAACTGACAGTACAGTTGTTACTGTTGTTTGGGTCGATTGGGATCGTCCTGATGAGTTTGGTTATTTTGATCA